ATCTTTTATTTTCATTACTAAATCATCCGCTTTCGAGTCGAGTAGAGCTTGCCCTACGTTGTTTATAAAAGTGTCTACCGGTGGTTCTACTATGTCTTCCCTTCCGCCTGCCCTCCACAAGCTAGTTCCTCTTTTGTTTATGTCCGTAGCAATTGCCCAAATAGCGCCTTCAGGTATACCCCTGGCCTCAGCCCACGGCTTAAGATTCTCAATAAATTCCCGCGATGGTTTCTTATTTGGTGTAGCCTTTCGCCCGGTTTCAACGGTCATAAAAAAAGGACGTCCGAATAGTTTTAACCTGGTCTTCGTGCCTTCCTGACTGATTTCAAATCGTAAACTTTGTGATGTCTTTCCTGTCGCTGTTGTCCCTGTGGATCCTAGATTAGCCCGTATTCCGTTGACTAACTCAATGCCCTGCTCGTTAAGAATCTCAATTAAATCCATTGTCGTAAATGGCTATGTTGTCGGGAGTGCAGTATTCGAATGCATCAGGAGTAATCAGATTAAACCGAACTAACCAACCGGAGTAGACACCAGCCTGATCTTTGTAAAATGGATCCTGCCGAATGTTTTCTATAGTTACATCACCGACGTTGTCCTGTTCAGTCATCGACCAGTCGTCTAACCTTTGAATAAACTTGTCAACAGCTAAATCAGTGGCATCATGGATAATATTAGTCTGTTCCGCGCTGGCGTCGAAGGCGTCCTGTTGCATGAATAAAATAGCAACAGCCCAGGTTTTAGTTCTGGTTTGATTGTTTAGCGGTGAGCGCGTAGCGGACAATGGTAAAAGCCAGCGGTAGTGCGTTTTATTTGACTTATTGGCTATGAGATTGTTAAATTCTGTCTCCCTACCGCCTTTGAATTCGATATTATCTGCTAAGGAGTTTGAAACGTCTCGTAAAAGGAATCTTACCGATTGATGTGACATCGGTATCAAATATGCAAAATTTCAGTTAATTATTTATACTTGTTCATTGATTTAGAGAGTTTAAGGCTTTTTTTTCGTAACTCCTCTACCTCAAGCTCTAATTTTTTTACTTCAAGTCCTGGCATATTAATATCTACAATTGGTAATGTTGATGGATGGTACTTTAGATATTTCTTTTTCATTTCTTTTCAGCCATTATTTTAGAATATTCCCTTGTAGCGTCCATCTTCCATGCGTGATAACGTATCATGTGCCAGAACTCCCTAGCACTCCACTCCATAAAGTGTTGCGGGTTGACGCTCATCCTTTCCCCTGCTTCGAAGAGTGTTGCAGAAAATCCAAAGACTTCTGATAACCTGGTAAGTCCTGCAGCAACCTCTTCAGCCGTTGCATTACTTTCTGGTAGCGAAGCCGCATATTCATTGATGTATGTAGTGGCTTGGCTAAAAAAAAACCACCCGACTGGATGACTTCAATACAACTCTCTTCTCTTAAATCGTCCTTTACCTGTGGTACCCTCAAGGAATCATACTTCCCATCCTTTAGTTTCTGAATGTAAATGGCACACGCTTCTAAACACAGTTCAGCAAATTGTACCCGGTTATCTACCGTTGATAAATCCGGTGGACGTTTGTTAAGTAGTCCTCTCAAGTCTTCGAATTGCGCTAATGACTCAATGGTGCAATCTTTTGGCAAAGTGTATGCACCTACCATACGGGTGGGTTTATCTTCTACAACTTTAGGCGCAATGTTTAAGAATGACAAGGCCTGTGATATGCTTTCAAGGTTCCGCAGTTCCGCAGTGAACAGGATGTCTAGTCCTATTTTAGTGAACAGGTTGATCTGATGTAGTAAGGAATCAGGAAGAGTTAATAAGGCTACATACTGTTGATAGGTAACGTCCGACCACGAGGTCGGGAGTTTAAACTTCTCTTTGTTGATTTTAAAGGTTATCACAGAATATTATTTGGTATCAATAAATGTTAATCGGGGAATTTTCGTGCCACCAATAGCCAGGAACAGAATTAAATTCGGTGTCAGTCATTGAATCAGCTTCAACCCATGTCTTATTCCACGGAAATTGCCTATCGCGATTGATCGCATATTCAATGGCGGTTTTGTAGTCTAAAAAGCCATTGGAGCAATAGATCCATCCCTTACCTTCACCAAAAAAGGAATCATAAGCCTTACAAATTTCAACTACACGATAATAAATCATCGATGGAACGAAATATTTAACCCTGTTACCTTCTTTGGCTTAAGCTCCCACCATGCACGCATTATAAAAGTATCCAAGTCATCAGGACTTCTACCTATCAAATCTTTAATTATATCCTTTGGCATAATGGCTAGTTTCTTATCTTCAGATTCACTTTTCTTCTTTAATTGTTCCAATTCCTCTATGATTTGCTCGCGTTGTGCTGGGCTAGGTTCGTTTTCATAGATCAAATTTTGATTAATAAGCTCCGATAATCGGTATCCGCATTGGCTTTTAAGCATATCAAAGTTGCCACCATGCAGAGGGCTTGAGTTGGCCACAAATCCCTTACAATTAAGTATATCAACTACTCCACCGCCTACGCCATCCTCATCCACAATGACGTTTGACATAGGTATTCTGTGCTTATTCGCCAGTTGTTTAATCAAAGCAGCGCTTTCGGTTACCTTTAACTTCTCCCTTGTAACCTTTTCAATCACTCTAAGTCCATCCCAAACCCTTATCTTAACCTTATCGTTACCAAAACGGGCAATATCTGCTGTGATGTACTTGGTTCCGCCCTCTACATACTCATTTGTGAATATGTTAAGGATATTTTCGTAGTCAACAAGGGAAAGTGGATCATCTTCATACTCCCATTCCCCGTATTTTAACCTTTTCTTAGTAGTAGGGTCTTTAATTTCATCTAATGACTCAGAATAACCGCTATCGATCTTGTTGTTCTCACTTACAAGCGATTGAATAAATATGTACCCGTCTTCTAAACGGTTTTCTTTCCAGGGTTTATAGAATGTATGATAAAGCCAGTTCTTTTTTGGGTTACAAGTGATTAAAACCTTCTTTGGAATGTTGTATTGGTCATTCAAATGCCTACCTACCCTTGATTTAAGGGTATCAAATGCGTTAAAATGAACCTTACCTGCCTCCTCAATAAGGCCTCCTGTGAATTCTGTTGATCCGAACCGCTCAAACATAGTATCCGAAGGAATGTATTTTAACTCAAGTAACGAAACCTCTGAGCCGTTGAAGAACCTTATTGCAGAATAGTGTTCATAGTATCTGAAAGCATCTAAAACGTTATGGTGTTTGGCTACCTTGTGAAAGGTTTTAACCGTTGTCTCTTTTAAGCTTTTTAGCTCTTCCCTTGCCATAAAATACCGAACGCCAGGGTAACAAAGGCACATATCCAAAAGCCATTCACTACCGATCCATGACTTCCCACCGCCAGCTCCACCACCAAAAAGAATGTATTTAGACTCAAAATCGGCTAATTTCTCTAAAGCTATGTATTGCTTGTAAGTTGGATCATGAACGAAATCACGTACCTGGATCATTGGGTTTAATCACGTTCATACCTCTGAAAATAACATCCCCTGAGTGTTCAACCTCCATTTGTGACTTATCCCTCCACTCTTTAGGCCTGCGATTCTTAAGCCAAAAGATCGCTGCTGTGGGGTCTGGGGGATAGTATTTGATTATTGGAGTCTCCACTATCTCTTTGTCTACTACCCGAATATCGGTGTCATCGTGTTGGTATCCTATGGCTCTATGATATAGTGATTGAGCTACATTTGAGTCAGCGAGTACCTTACCTTTTTTTATGGACTCCGAAAATTCTGGATATTCAATCTTCCAAAGGTTTATTGTGCTTTCGGAAACATCGAAGAAATCAGCTATTTCCTTATCAGTTGCCCCTAATTTTGATAGCTTCTCAACCTGAAAGTTAAAATCAGGATCGTATTTGGTGGGTCTTCCTACATCAGCCATAAAAGCAATTTACAAACAATATCTCGAAGTGTATTCAGCTTGTTTCTCATCCCTGGTTCTAATGAGGTTATTTAACGTGTTTAACCATACATCCTGATTGCCTGTCGATCCTTTTGCATAATGCTCTACAAGGGCTTTTTGAGCAGCTTCAAGCTCTATTTTAATTTGCTCACAAGGCTTCTGAGGTTTAGGATCTTCACCAGAACAGGAAGCTAAGAAGATAACTATAATTATTAAAAATCTCATAATGAAGCATACGCCCCTCCGTTTAACTTAACTAACTGCTCCTCAAGTTCTTGGATACGATTTGCGGCTTTTTCAAAGTTCTCCCTGGAGATTGACATTTTAAGAGTCTCAGTTGTAACAATATTCTTTTGAGCTTCAATTTCCTTCTGTAGAAACTTTGTTGCGGACTTAATATTTCTGGACATGCTTTAGCTTTATGGTGTGAAAACTCTAAAAATTACCGTAATCAACTTGTAAACAGGTAAGCCCCAAATCTTTACGCCACATTTCAACTACCTGATCCCTGTCATCTAAAACAAACTGAATGTCATATTTACCAACAATATGATTATCATACAGACGTCTTTTTATGATGGCATCCTTTTCGTAATTGCCTTCAGGCCGCATAAGAATTGAATTGTAGCTTATGTCATTATCCTTCAACCATTTGATTGTCTGTGGCATACAACAACCATCACGCCCGGAGAAGATGATAACATTACAAATACTGGCGTATAAATTAACAATTGATTTTATAGGCTCATTGACTTTATCCTCACCAACACGATGCCACTCGAAAGGTCCACGGCCGGACATTTTTGCAAGTGTTCCATCAATATCGACAATTATTGCTTTTGGCTTCATTGGATGTACTTTACTACGTTGAAGACTCTAATCATTCCAGTGTTTAATTTCATAGTAAGCCAATGACGAAAGACCGATCACCATAGCTACTCCTAAAATTGAAAATAATATCGCTCCTGCTATCATACCTTTTGTTTTGGCGTATACTTAGACCGTTGTATAAGCGCCTCGCGAATATAGTTGCTCATGCTTTTTTTAAAATCCTTTTGTTTCTTGACATGAATTTCTAATTCGGGTTCTACTTTTGCCTGAATTTTTCGTGTTCTCATGCCATAAAGGTACTATATTTTTTTATATTTGTACTACTTATGGCTTACTCAAATAAAAAGCATTAGAAGTATATACCTTTCCTTGAGAAGTTTGACCAGGGCGACGTATTGACTTAATTTCCATAAAGCATTTTAAGTAATTTCTTACGATAAGCCTTTTTCTGCTTTCTAGGTAGTGTTCTTGCCATCCACCAATTATATTTCCATTGCGCCTCAAGTGTATATTCAGGTTCCCATTTACCGGCTTCAAACGTGTATTCACCGCTTATTTCAGTTGTGCATGAAGTGTAATCCCCGACAGTAGTTAAATCAATTCCAGATAGAACCTCAATAGGCTCGTTATTAATGTATAGAATTAGTTTATTACTTTTTATTTCCATTTGCCATTTTGTTTTTAACTGACGTCGCCGGTTAATGCAGACAGCTGTTTTTCAAGTTCTTGAATACGTTTTTGCGCATATTCTTTACGCTCTTTAGCGAGTGATTCCTTTAAAGTTTCTGTGATTTCAACGTTTTTCATGGAATCAATTTCCTTAGAAATCATTGGGTTGCTTCCAATTTTTGGTAATGAATCAACTTTATTAGCTGTTGTTTCAGACTCGCCTATCAAATACTCCTGTTGTTTCTTCAGTCATTTGATCTGTTCTTCTATCAGATTGATTTCGATGTTAGCTTTCATTACTGTAGACAATAGTTTGTCCTGTTCAGCTTTTAGCTTGAGGATCTGTTTGTCTATGTATTTGCTGGCGATGGAGAGATTTCTATTGGGTTTCATACAGTTGCTAGGTAAAGTGATAGCTCTTGAACTTCATGGATAGATATTCTTATGGCCATCGAGCCAAGTAAAATAGTTACAGATTGAGCTTTTGCATCGTAATGTTTTATTGCGGTGCGGATGTCTTTTTCAAGTAATACTATACCGGTTTGGTCTTTATCTGTTGCTAGGATAGTCATGCTATTGAAAGATTGCGGTTAGGTTTCATTTGTCTTTATCTTCAATAAATATGACTTCATTTATTTTAACAGTCTTTACCTTTCCTTCATTTATCATCTGATAAACTCTGGAGCGGTTACGCTTTATCTTTTTACTGTAATTTCCTACAGTTTTCAAGTTTTCTATTTCAACCTTCATGAATGCAATTATACTATATAAATGTATAGTAGACAATAGTTTACCTGAAATAATTTTTAGAGTATGTTAATTTGGCTTGCTTTGCGTGATGGATGTAGGACAACAGAAGTTCAGGAGTTAGGTCGTAACATTCTTTATCGTTTATTCTAAGCACTCGCATTTTCCTTTCATTGATTATGTAATTGTTTTTCCAATTATCATAAGACTGTTGCTTAGTTGAGAAGTGATACCCGCCATCAACTTCTATACATAATCCAAGAAATGGTAAGTAAAAATCTACAATACAATATCCATTCCCTGCGATCAATCCCTTTTGAAACATTACTCTTTTAGGAATCTTCTTTTCTTTTACAAGAATCATTAATAATCCTTTCAATACTATTTCTCCTTGAGTAGCATTTTTTTTAAGTGCTCTCTTTCTTTGTTCTAAAGTTGCTTGTTTAGCTTGTGTTTTAATAGAAGTCATATTGCAAGAGGTTCGGGTTTTCTATTGGTTGATGATAGGGCAGACTCCGCCTCAGCGAAATCCACCTACTTTGCACTGAGGACTGGGCCTACCGGCTCGAAGTATCCCATAGAGCGCTGCGTCTATAAGCTTGAAAGTTACTCTTGGAGGATCAGTCTCCATTCTGACATGCTTCTTTCATTGGGCTGCAATTGGCTACTTGTCAGTCCCCGGGTTGTAGCCTTTTATCCTTTGCCCCCGCGTAGTGTTGACCCGCTAACAAAAGAAAAGCCCTTCCAGGTTTGGCCAGCTACTGCCGCCCCCGGAAGGGCTAATTACAATTTCTTACATTAAAACCGAAATCGTAGCTGCAAGGTTTCAACACATCAAAATTATTAATATTTAGGAGATTTAAAAATAATTTAAAAATATTTTACTAAACACTTGTATAGTACTAAACAGTTGTATATCTTTATATCACCAAACAGAAACACAAAGCCCGTCTCCGAGGTGTTAAATCGGGAGTTTTTATGGTGGTTCCTTCTTCTTTCTCCGCTGACTCTAAGGGCTACAAAGCCTACCTTTTGGCTTTAGGCGTTAACCCCAGCGATCAGGCTGCTATCCTTGCTAATGCGATCCCTTTCGCAACCTTTAAAGCGATCGATCGCACGTCCTTGCAGGGTAAGATCGATTACGCTGGCGAGATGGCAGAGCGTATGTATGCTGAATATCAGTCAGCCTTAGCTGCTGGTTTAACAGCAACTGCTGATATGGCCGAAGGTCGCTGGTCTTATTTCTCCAGCCAGTTTATGGCATTGGTTAAGCAAAAAAATGCTTAACCTTTTTTATTGCCAGTTGCGATACTTAACATAATGTTTTAAAGAAAAAAAATAAAAATAAATTTTGCTAAACACTTGCGTAGTATTAGACAAGTGTCTATATTTGCTTATCAATTAATCGAAACAGCTATGAAGTGCAACCCTACACCCAACGAATTTTTAGCAGAAGCACAAGCCCGTCAACTCTCTAGGGAGGTCGGAACTGCTTACTTAGTTAAATGCCGCAACGGCTATTTAGCTTGTGTTAGCACAATTCCAAGCGAAACAGTATTAATTAAGTTTGAAAACGGTAAACAAGTAGCAATATGAAACCAATGTCGGAACACGAAAAAGATGTTGAAAAGCACGAACAATTCATTAGGGACTATAAGTTCTTTTTAGATAGGATTTGCAACCATTTAAAGTTCATTAACAACGGCGATACCTCAGATCATTCATGGTCAGTGGATGAAATAAGAGGCACTATGACCGCTGAAATCCACAAGTGTCAATCAATGGACGCGCCAAATCCTCCAAATTATACCATTGCAAATAACGACTAATGAAAAACTACATTTTAATCATAATAGCAATTTACTTCTGTCTTATGACGGCGGTAAGCTGCTCTAAGAAAACACTTAAACCTAAAACTTCACATGAAAAAGCTATTAACATTTCTCCTTATTTCCTCGCTTAGACAACGAGTATACCACTTCTATTCACCTTATGACGCCTACTCTTTTGCTACGCGTTTCGAGGGAACAGTTGAAATTATTAAGGATCAATACATTGTAACAATATGATTATCAAGATCAATAACGCAGAGAGAAAAGACTTCGATAGGATTTGTTCCGAATTGGACCTACAGGTAAGGTTCTACACAATGGAATCTAACCCATTAGTCTCACAGGCCGAAATACTTAACGATGGTCGTGAGCTAACCCCGTCAATGGCTTATCATGTCGGCAGGGAAACCGGCATGCAAAGAATGAGTAACACAACAATAAATAAATAATATGTCAGACTTCTTACCAGATTCCTACGAACTTCCACAAAGTGGAGGCAATTACATGAAACTCCAAGACGGAGAAAACAAGATCCGTATCTTATCAAAGCCTATCGTAGGTTGGTTGGATTGGAAAGATAAAATACCATACCGATTTCAGATGAAACAGAAGCCTGACAAGCCTTTGGATAAGAATCCTATCAAACACTTCTGGGCTTTCATCGTGTGGAATTATAACGAGCAATCAATTCAGATACTTGAAGTCACTCAGCAAACCATACAGGCAGCAATTCAGAACCTGTCCAAAGATGAAGACTGGGGCGCCCCCTTCGCCTATGACCTCAAAATAAATAAGAAGGGCAGCAAACTAGACACAACTTATTCAGTAACGCCTAGCCCAAAGAAACCGCTTGCTGATGAAATCTTACAGGCAGCACTTGAAAAACCTTGCCACCTGGAGGCACTCTTTACTGGCGCTGATCCGTGGGTAGTAACCGATAAGCAAACAGAACTTGAAACATTACCCTTTTGATATGCCACACTACGGACATAATATACCAGATATGAACGAATTACAAGGAATGACCCCAGTAGGCGCATTGCGGATAATGCCGAACACCGCAAAAGAGGTAGCAACATTTGCTAAAGGAATTATTCAAAGCGTCAAGGATGGCAATTCTAGCGCCTTAGAGGTACTTGTTATGATGAGAGCCTTACAGCTACTCTCAAAGGAGATCATTGAAGAGATCGAAGAGAATGTACTAAACGAAGCCAATAGATACAATGAGAAGAGCATCGAACGCTACGGCGCAAAGATTGACAAGTGCGACGTTTACACAGAATACAAATATGAAACTTCTGGCGATTCGCAATGGGAGGAGTTAGATTCGGAAATTAAAAGCCTGACCGCACGAAAGAAAGAACGTGAAGAGTTTCTAAGGGCAATTAAAGATCCGGTATTACTTGTGAACAAAGATGGTGCCGAGGAATTAGTTAAGCCTCCTGTTAAGCGTACCAAAGAAGGCGTAAAAGTATACATCAAATGAAAGGCCAGTTAATAGCCGCAATGGTTGAATCGATCAACACGCGGAAAGACAAAAGCGTTAAGCTGATTTTTGGCACTCAAGAGTTGAGCCCAGTTGAAGCTGGCCAGTTATTCCAGTACATGAATCAATTGGTAAGCGTCTACATTTGCCCCGCAGCGATTGACAACCGGGAGATAGAACAGATTGACAAGATCGAACCTGAGCTAAATAACAGAAGTCAATCGCAGAGAATACGCGCCGTGTTGTACTTGTGCCATCAGCAGAACTCAGAAGGCTTTAAAACTTTCGACGAATTTTACAAAGCAAAGACCGAAAAGTATATCGAGCACATTAAAAGTAAACTGCAGTGAAAGATGAAAAATTATGGAAAGTATTCAGTACTTATATTCGCCTCCGAGACGCCGACGAGGCTGGAAATTGCAAATGCATTACGTGCGGCTTTGCAGGACATTGGCAGCGTTTTGATTGCGGACACGGTATCCCCCGACAGCATAAAGCAACTAAATTCAGCGAGCAAAACAATCACGCTCAATGTAAAAGATGTAACGCTTTTGAAGGGGGAAAACGTGAGGTATACAAGGAAAGAATTAACGAGAAATACGGGGTTGGCACCTGGGAGAGGTTGGAAGTCATGAGTCGAATGACCTGCAAACGCGATCAATTCGAAATCGACGTAATGACCGCATACTACAAAAAGGAAGTTGATAAACTACGCAAACTCAAAGGACTATGAAAAATTTAAATAGACAAGGCGAGGTAATTGAAGACTCAGGTGCTGCTTTCGAACAGTCAATGGAACACGTAGCAAAGCAAATCATCTGGCCCTCTTTAATCGCCGCCGCTTTGCTGGGGTTGTTCTGTGCTACTGGATTTATAATAGGAATTGTGAAGGTTATTAATTGGGTAATGACATAATTTTTTACCTTTGATTACTGCAGTGTTAATGAGTGGAAGCGTTAACTTTGCCAGAGTTTAATTAACTCATAAGGGCCTGATTCCACTTCCACGGATGAAAGGCCTTTTTAATTTCTATATGAACTACGATCAATTTATTGAATCCAAACGTCATACCTCAAATAACTACGGTATACCTGTAAAGTTTTTACCGAAAGGATTGTTTGACTTTCAGGAATACGTTTCTGACTACTCAATTAACAAAGGGCGTTGTGCTGACTTCCTGGATACAGGTTTGGGTAAAACAATCATTGAACTCACAACGGCTGTTAACTATGTAATGCACACAAACAAACCAGTTCTTATTATTACCCCGCTCGCTGTTGCGTTCCAATTTCTGAAAGAAGCTCGCAAATTTGATATAGATGATATTGAATATTCCAAAGATGGATCATTCACAAAGAAAATAGTCGTATGCAATTATGAGCGCCTTAGCAAATTCAACTGGCAGGACTTTGACTGTGTTATCCTGGATGAAAGTTCAATACTTAAAAACTTCGACGGAGCAATTAAAACCCATGTAACAGCCTTTCTAAGGAAAGTTAAATACAGATTTCTATTCACAGCTACACCATCACCGAATGATTTCATTGAATTAGGGACAAGCTCGGAAGCGTTGGGATATTTGGGTTACATGGAAATGTTAAAAAGATTCTTTAGTAACAATGAAAACAACATTAGCCCATTAGATATAGGAACAAAGTGGTATCTAAAGCCACACGCTAAGAATGATTTTTTTAAATGGGTTTCGGGTTGGTCTATTTCAATGCGTAAGCCTAGTGATTTAGGTTTCAGTGATGAGCATCACAAGCTACCTGAATTAATCCAGAATTATCACCCGGTAAAAAATCCAAACAACATGATTATAGACGGGCAAATTATGTTGTTCAATATGATTGCTCAAAGGTTAGGTGAGGTGAGGGAGGAACAAAAGCAAACCATAAAAGAACGTTGTGAGGTAGCTGTTGAAATAGCAAACCATCATGAGACGTCGGTGTATTGGTGTAACTTCAATAAAGAAGGTGATTTACTTTGTGAGATAGACAGAAACGCTTATCAAATTCATGGGTCAATGGACCTTGATGAAAAGGAAGAAATCTTAGTTTCATTCTCACAAGGACAGTTAAAAAAATTAGTTACCAAGCCCAAAATGACCGCCTTCGGGCTGAACTGGCAGCACTGCAATCACACCATATTCTTTCCAACTTTTAGCTATGAGCAATACTATCAGGCTATTCGTAGGTTTTGGAGGTTTGGTCAAACAAAAGAGGTGACAGTGGATCTTGTTTATTCCGATGGACAAAAAAGGGTATTAGATATTTTGCTCAGTAAAACAGATAGAGCTAATAAATTATTTGAAAAGCTGAATTCGACACTGCATCAAAATCTTGAAATAAAAAGTAATCAATTCGATAAACCAATCAGCAAACCTTCATTCCTATGATTAACTCCGAACTAGTAACCGAAAACTACGCAATTTATAATGGTGACTGCATGAAAGTAATTCCTACACTTCCTGACAAATCTTGTGATTTAATAATCTATAGCCCGCCATTTATTGGTCTTTATAAATATTCAAGTCTTCCGGAAGATTTCAGCAATTGCCAGGATGAGGATGAGTTTTTAATACAGTACGAATTTTTAATTGAGCAAACTGCCAGGTTAATAAAGCCGGGACGTATTGTCGCCGTTCACTGCATGGACATAATCAACACAAGCACGAACGAAATGTATGACTTCCCACATGACATTATTGAACTTCATAAAAAACATGGAATGCATTATTGCAACCGAATAACTGTATGGAAAGAACCACTGACCGTCAGGAACAGGACGATGGTAAAATCACTTACACATAAACAACTTACTCAAGATTCAACAAGGGTTTTTACCGCCGCTCCTGATTATGTTTTGATCTTCCGAAAGACTGGCGAGAATGAAACACCCGTAACCCATGAGCACGGTCTATTAGAATACTTTGGTGATACCCCGTTTTTAAAACCACACATTGAAGAATATGGAGATTACGATCAATTCAAGAAAAAGTGGATCAATCATAAAGACGCGAAAACTAATAAAATGGCTCACATCCATTGGCAGCGTTACGCTTCAAGCGTTTGGGATGATACAAGGATCGACAATGTTTTGCCATTTATTGAAAGCCGTGAAGAGGATGACGAAAAGCATGTTCACCCACTGCAATTAGATGTTATTCAACGTTTAATAACTTTATACAGCAATCCTGGTGAAGTAGTTATGACTCCTTTTATGGGCGTTGGATCAGAGGTTTATGGCGCGATCGTGTTGGATAGGAAAGCCGTTGGTATAGAGCTTAAAGAAAGCTATTATAAACAGGCTATTAAAAATCTTGCTTCAATAAGTAATCATAAAGCAGAAACACAACTTTCACTCATATGATCTCTTTCAGTGACTTTTTTAAAGACCTGTGTGCTAACTACGTTTGGTATGAGCGCGCAATAATGAACCACAAACCTGAAACATTTAAAAAGGTATGCGATGACGTTTATACAATTCATTCAGCGGATCAAAACCGACCATTCCCGCCGATTGAAGAGTCTAGAAGATTTGTATCCAACAAGCTTAATAAAATAAACCCTGATAAAGTCAAGGTCGATTGGGTTACAAAAGCACTTGAAAAACATGAAGAGGAAAAGCAAGCTGAATGGATACCCGTAACCGGTGAAGAGCGCCAGCGTAGGTTAGCTGAGTTTAAAGCAATGATCGACGCCGCTCCAATGGTTAACGCCATGCCTCCACCGTCTTACAAAGAGATAATTGAACAGGGTGGAGTCGTGCCACCAAAAGCAGCGCCTTATCCGATAACTACCCCTGAGGAAGCCTACATCACGGATAGACATTTTGAATGGATTAAAGCGTCGTTTGAGCCACGAATTTATCCTCCGCAAAGGCTTCCTAATTCACTGGACGAGTGCGATTTCAATCTTCAGTATGACTTTGAAAACTACGACGCTCATGTGAAAAAGTTTAAGGAATGGTATAAAGAACACTTAAACGGTAAAGGGTTATGATATTCCTAACAAAAGCAAAAGATATTTTAACGGATCACGACTACAAGCTCATTAACATTCTGGACTTAAAAAGAAGTCGTGATAACATTCAGAAACGAATTAAAATTTACCGTCATCAGTTTCAGTATTCTGATGATCCTGATTTCCGTGAAGCCCGTAAAAGACAAATACAAGCAATGAGAGCCGTTAGTAAGGATCTTCGTAAGATAATAAATTCACAAGTTGAGGCTCCTAAA